CTTATCTTGATAACTAAAATCCAACCACACACTAACTCCAGGAGCAGTCTCTTCATTTAAAATCTTTTCATTCACTATTTCATCAGTAACAGAAAAAATAGCATCCAATCCCTCCTCAGTCATTATAAAATCTTTAACCGTTCCGACTTTTGCACGAGGGTCATCAGTGTGTGTAAGCACTACAGGAACTTCGTCAGGACGCCCATTTTTAAAATTTTCAATTACTTGCTGAATGAAGGCTTTGTGAACAATGCCAAATGTTGCATACTAGACTCCGACAATTTTTCTCCTTTCGCTCGTCTCCACTGAGAATAACAAATTGCTAAACGTTGCTCTTGCGATCTATCATCTTCATTCTCAGCCATCCATCTAGCACAACGTGCAATAAAATCTTTTTGTTGTTCGCCTTCTTTTGGCACAGGCAAAGGCATCTAAAACCTCATTCTCATATTAAACTCTCCCTTTCCCATAGGAATTGTAGACTTTCTGTATATAATTATACACACAAAAAATAAAAAAGTCAACTTTAACTGTTCTTTTCATTCTCTAACTTTGCTATTTTCTCTAAATACCACTCAAACATACTCAACTTATACTCACTCGACTCTTTTACTTTCATTCCTAATCGCTTAGCAATTCTCAATAATTTCCGCAATGCTTTCAACTTAGCTGAAGCAGGTATCTTAGCCTGATTTATTCTAGCCAAAGCATTTTGAACGTGGGCTCTATCAATCTTCCCTGTATGATCCTTATAAGGAAAATGTCTTAAACTTCGTGGAACAGTTTTTCCTTCTTTATCCTTCTTTCCACCAGGTGCAATGTAAATGAAAGCAGAATCAGGCAAATCATTGATGTATTTTGTCGTCCATTTTGCTAATTTTACACCACTCCCCATTTTAAAAAACCTCCATAAAGATAAAACAAACTCTCGCTTCCCTTCCAAAGACAACTGTAAAAACTCCTTTTTTGAAAAAGACTCTCTTGATAAAGTAGCAGGAGTAAACTGTCCTCGACATACAGAACAAATACGCTTAGCCTCTGCCACAGGCATTTCTGAAGGCATCCGAACTCCCCGTAAAGCACGCTGACCTGAAGAAGTCAGTCCATATAAAAAACGAACCGCTCCCCATTTAGACTCTTTCGTTTTTATTTCAGTAATTTTTACAACATCCTTGTTTACCAAACAAGCATGCTGTTTACGAAAAGGCATTTACAACAACCCTCTTAAATTATTCTCACTCATTTGTAATATAAACAAATTTAAATATTTTGTCAAGATTCTTCATCCTCAATATCTATATCATCATCAGAATCTTCTGCTTCAGGAGCAACATTTTTATTTGCAACAGTACTTTTTCCTTCTCCTTCTATTAAAGCCTTTCGTTCTTCTTCCAATCTTTCTTGAATTTTACGATAATCAAGTTCTAAACCTAATTCTTCAGCCATCGCCTCTTCAATCTTTAACACAAACTCTGGAGTCACCTGAGGATTTCTAGCTTGCATTAACACCTTAAAAGTATCAGCAACAGCAGAACGCAAAATATCAGAAAAAGGACTAAACACAACTTTAGGATATTTTCCTGTACCAAAATTCCAATCAATTAACTGTGGAATAACCTGTGTATTAAAAACATTTGCAATTTCTTCCAGAATTGAAACAAGAGCCATCAAAAATAAATCGCTTTGATTCTCAGAAAGAGCAAAACTTCCACCACGCCCTTCTTGTCCAAGATTTAAAAACTGTGCTAAAAATGCACGAGACATCATAGAATCATGGTGTCGAATCAACGGTAAAAAATCCGACAATGACCTAGAACTTTCAAACTTATCTACTTCACAAGTATTTGGCATCGTCATTACCATAGCACTTCCCATTTTCTTCAAATTATTTCGAAACTCTTCTAATACACTTGCATGCATACCTAAAGGATGTTTCCCAATTCTAATCGGCAACGCATTTAATTGATATGCTAAATGAGCTATCGCATACAGCTTATGTTTTTTATCATAATGATAGAAAACAGGGTAGAAAGCACTTTCTCCTACATATGGGTTTTCTTCTGCGTTATAAATATAAAACGCAATTTTATCTAACCCCCATTTAACATTATAGTACTTATTCTGAAACGTAGTTTCCTGTTTAGCTCCAATAATATTCCCGTGATCATCATAAATAAAATTAGTCGTAGACGTACTTCTAAAAGCTAACTTATCAAGATAAATTACACCATTCCGAATCTTCCATACCTTTTCAAATATCTTGTACCCATCTCTAACAGCTAAAGCCATCTGAGCAATTATGCGACTTAAAGGGATAGACATTCCCCCTTCAGCAGGAACACCTAAAAAATTTTGTCGAATAAACTCTGCTTCTTTTTCGCCTCCAGGAGCTGCCTTAATACGAGGACGTGCAAGTTTAATCGGAAAAACTATAGAATTCAAAATAGCACGTGCCTGTCCATCATTTCGAGTCATAAAAACTAATTGTTCTTGAGACACATCCCGATAATCTAAAACTTGATTCTGAATTGTGCCTATAGTATCAACATAAATACCTGCTACACTGCCTATTGTTCCTGTTTCTGCACGTCTACGCCGACCAGGAATATTATTCGAAAGGCTGTTGTTTGATTGCTTGTTTCCAATCGTCATCTATATTGCCTCCAGTCCATATTTTCATTTCTCCCCACATCTCGGATTGAATGCAATTAAAAACAGCTCCTGCCAAAGCATCCGCTCCGTCTTTTCCTCTCCCTAACCGATGTTTTATTTTTGTTCCTCGATAATCTACTAAATATGGCAGCTCTTGTTCAACTAAAATAGGATGATAATACGAAATAAGTCTACCATCATAAACAATATCTTGTAAAGCATCGTACGCTTTTCTATTCCTATCAACAGATAAATCTCCTACTGAAATCCCCCTTTGCCTGAGTGTTTGTTGCATCTGCAAAGAATTATAACCGTCAAATGTTATTAACCCTGTAGTAAAATTACGATTCTCAATAACATCTATAATATCATCCATTACACGACTAAAATCAATTTCTCCTCCAGGAGGAGCTTCGTAATACATAATCAAATCAACTTTTAAAAGAGGGAGCATTACAATTGTTTGCTTCCGTGTTCTTTCCACTTCATCAAAAGTATATGCTATTCGTTTATCCATACCATAAGCATGAACAAAAGCAAAAGCAGCTCGACAACGATTCTTAGCCAAATCCACATGAGCAAATCTTATATAATTATCAGAACATATAAACCAGCTCCGTATACGGTTTACTTCCATATCAACAGGATTAGGCAAATCCTTTCTAAAAGCCTTTTTTACAGCCTCCAAATTTCTAAAAAACGCATCCTCAGCTACCGCAGGCTTACATTCAATACGAGCGTAATATCGAAGAGGATTTCTTTTTTTCTCAGCTTCAAAATCCTTTTTCTTTTTCGTAGGATTAACTTCATACGTAGCTCCAAAACTTACAAACGCTTTTGAATCATTTTTCAATTCTCGATATTTTGTGGTAATAAAATCACCTTCAAAACGAGGATACGACAATAAAATAACTTTACCTACCTTTGGAAACCTTGTAGTAATTGTTGACATAGCAAAATCATAAAGAGCAGAAGCTGACATAGGCATAGTTTTACGCACACTTTTCGACCGCATTAATTCTATCTCATCATCAGTTTTAAACGCCGCAATCTCATCTAAAACAACAGCTAATAAATTCAACCCTTCATGTGATTCAGCTTCAGAATGTCCACTTAACAAATAAATTCCTTTATCAAATCTAAGCTCACCTGAAAGAACATTACAACGAGATTTAAAAAAAGGAGAGTTTTTAACATACTTTCTTAGCGGAGCAAAAAACACAGATTCAGCCTGTTTAGCATTAACCGCAGTATTTAACATATCAATTCGTTCACTACCAACAGACATAGTAGGACTTTTATATAAATATGCCTGAGGATTTTTTAAAGCTAATAATAAATAAACAAGCCTCAACAGAATTATACGACTTACGAAATCTTTCCCTGAGCCTTTTCCCCATAAAGCTAGCACAACATTTACATATCGCAATCGCTTCCATCCTAACCTAGCCAGTTCTTTAGGCTCATAAATTTGAGTAGCATATTCCACAAATTCTTTTTGTTTGGACGATAAAGGAGGAAGTCCTAAAAACGCTTTGTCTGTAATAAAAACATCTAAAGGGACAGGTTCAAACTCAAACACATCTTCATTTTCAAATGCTGTTTGAATAGACGTCTTCTTTTCAAGTCGCTGTAAGTAACGATCAAAAACATCTGAAACATTATTTACTATCTGCATATCCTTGATACAACGCCTTCGCTAAAGAATATTTAAACCTCCTCAAATTTCGTATAAATGGAATACAAAACTCTACCCCCCAACGCTTCTTAACAGCCTTTGTAGTCATAGTCCGCAACGTAAAAAAATCAAAAGTATTTGTTCGATAAATTTTAATCCCTCTCTCATTCAAAGATAAATCATCTATTGACTGATAAGACACCACTCCACAAAAACCTTCGCCTCCAACTTGTGCCACCATATCTTCAGGCACAATAGGAAAAACCTTCACACGGTTTAACAAATAATCTACACAACTCATCAATTCTCGCTTCCTTAAACCAGAACTAAAATCATATATAACACCATACTTTTGAAATCTCTTTGCAAAATCTGTCAACGACTTCCGTAGCTCTTTCACCAAAGTGATTTCATATAAAAAAGAACTATCAAAAGGAGTAACATACGCAGTTAAACCCCGTTCTGTAATAATTGAAAAAAGCAAATCAAAAAATTTTAATGTTTCAGAAGTAAACTCAAAATTGTTATTTGTAAGCTCCTCCAGTACAATCGAATCAAACAGAATAAATCTTGTTCCATTTATCAACGACTCACTTAAACGAGAAATAAAAAAACGAATGTCCGAAATTTTATGTCGAGGTAAAGACAACACCGACAACATTAAAGGAGTAGAAATGTTTACAACATCAAAATGCAACTGTTTATTAATAATTTTCTTACCGTCAACAGACACCGAAAACGTTAAATCACTTGAACCTAAAAGATTTAGAAAAAATCTATTCCACGAATATCTGCAAACTTCAACACCATCAACAGAACGAATTTCAAAATCTA